TAACTTACGTTGTCCTCTTGCGGGTAAATATAAAATAGGAGACAACTGGAGTGAAACACATTAATGAAAAAAAATAAAAATAATTCTGAAGATTCATTAATTATTCTTGATGGTCTTGATGAAGCAATTCTTGGAATAGCTTATCAATATGATAAAGAAGCTAGTATAGCTTATGATATTAATAAAATACTCCATATTTTAATGGATAGAGATGGAATGACTAGAGAAGAAGGAATAGAATATTATGAATTTAATATAATTGGAGGTTACTTTGGGGAATCTAATCCTTGTTATTTAGATTTAAAATCTTATAAAGAAATTTTAGGAGATAACTAAAATGAAACAAATTAACTTATCACCAAATAGAAAAGGTGACTTAGCAGAATATTATGCTGTAACTTGGTTATGGGATAAAGGTTATGAAGTTTTTAAAAATGCTGGCTGTACTGGCTTCGTAGATTTAATTGCCTTAGATCCAAAAGGTAATCCTGTATTAATTGATGTTAAAACTTTTTGGAAAGGTAAGGATACTAGTGGGTCAAGAACAGAAGAACAAAAAGAATTAGGAGTAAGACTACTTGGATATGATCCTGATACTAGAAAACTTAGATTTGTAGATCATAAAACAGATGGAGAAAATTGTGATGAATAAAAAACTAGATACAGTAGTTGAAGATATTTATGAAAAGATATCTGTCTTATCAAAAGGAAAGACTATAGAATTATCAGATTCTATTTTAAAAGAATTTGGTAATAATATGTCGGTTGCTTTAAAAGAATGGGCAACACCTAGAAAGACAGACTCTAGTGTATCTCCTACATTAAGGATGTCTAACATCGGTAAACCTGATAGACAACTATGGTTTGATATAAATTCTGATAATGGTTCATCAGAAATGCCAGCCAGTTTATATATTAAATTTTTATATGGTCATTTATTGGAAGTCTTGATTTTATTCTTTGTAAAATTAGCTAATCATAAAGTTGAAGATGAACAGAAAGAAGTTTCAGTAAGTGGTATTAAAGGACACATGGATTGTAAAATAGATGGAGAAGTTATAGATATTAAAACTGCATCTGGTTATGCCTTTAAGAAATTTAAAAATAAAACCCTGGCTGAAAATGATACCTTTGGATATCTTGCTCAGTTAGCTGCATATGAAGAAGCAGAACAAACTAATAATGGTGGATTTTTAGTATTGAATAAAGAGACAGGTGAACTAACTTTATTTAGGCCACAAGATTTAGATAAACCTAATATAAAATCTAGGATTAAAAGTATAAAAAGTATTGTTAAAAAGAAGAATCCTCCTGATTTTTGTTATCAATCAGTTCCAGAAGGATTATCAGGTAACTTAAAACTACCAAGGGAATGTTCTTATTGCAGACATAAATTTAATTGTTATAAAGATATAAATGATGGACAGGGTTTACGAATATTTAATTATGCTAAAGGGCCAGTTTATTTTACCAAGATTGTTAAGCAACCTAATGTAAATGAGGTTATAAGATGAATGGAAAAAAAGCTAAACAAATTAGAAAAAAGGCTTTACATTTACTTGTTGAGTGGTTACAATTACAATTACCAGAGAAGGAAGCTAAAAAACTGAATGTATCAAATGTTAAATATGTTCTACCTGTTGATACACATATTTATGCAAATCATAAAGTAATGCTTTCAGCTTATTCATTTAAATGGATAATTAAAAATATTAAAAAATTGAAAAATAAAAAAATAAAAGATATATCCTTAAAAGATATTGATAGTATTTATAATAAGGAATATTCTTCATGGAAGAAAGAATCAAAGTGCCTATAAATTTACAAGAGTTACTTTCATTTATGGGTTTTATTCTTAATGAAAAAAAAGAAGACATAGATATTTTTGAAGATAGGATGTTAGAACAACTAATTCTATTTACAAAAGAAGAATTATACTATAGAAGGAGATTAAAAAAATTACATTAATATGAAAAGAAAACCTAGAAAAATTAGACCAAGAGAAAAGAATATTCCTAAAGGATATGATAGCTTATGGGAATATTCTTTACATCAAAATCTTTTAAAGGACTGGAAAATGCGTGGAGATCCTATTAGTTATATAATAAAGAAAACCTATGAGGTAGACTTTGTAAAAACTATTAACAATAAAATTATTCTTTTAGAAACTAAAGGTAGATTTTGGGATCATGCTGAGTATAGTAAATATATATGGATACGGGAAGCCCTACCATCTACTATGGAGTTGGTGTTCTTATTTCAAAAACCATATGCTCCAATGCCACAGGCAAAGAAGCGTAAAGATGGTACTAAAAGAACCCACGCCGAATGGGCAGATACAAATAATTTTAGATGGTATAGTGAAGAGAACTTACCTAAATCTTGGAGATAGATATGCTAGAAACTATTAGTGAGAAAGGATATAAATGGAGCTTTAGTGGTACGAATTCAAAAGGAGAACCAAAATTTAAGCACGATGTAAATGAAACTCTTTCTGAGGTTTTAAAATATTTAGATTCTTTAGAAGGTGTAGAATATACTCTGAAAGAAGGGGCAACAATGCTTTGGGTATTCTATTCTGGACAGAAATATGCTTATTATTATACCACTGGTAGGTGGTCTCCTTGGGTAGAGAGAGGGTTACCGAGTAAGCATTATAGTTCTAGAAACATAAAAGACTTTATGGAGAGGTTTGTATTCTCTGAAGTAAATAAACAAAAAGAATACCAAGTTAAAAATGAAACTGTTAAAAGCGTTAAGAAACTTTTAGATAAGGTTAAGATAGACTATAAAATAGATAAGAATGTAGTTACTTTAACTAGCAAAGCTATGCCTAGACTTGATGGTAAAGGCTATAAAAGACAATATATTTACCAATATATAATAGGTAAAGGAAACTGGCGTTGCGCTTATAGTGATGGGACGTATAAGGACTTTTATTATAAATCAAAAAATATCAAAAGTTTTTTAACAAATTATTTTAAAAAGGAGGGGGAATGATTATGTTAGATAGTGACTTGATGTTTACAACAGATAAACCATATTCGTACAAATTTAATGAAGATGAATGGATAAGAAACATTCAAAAATATATTGATATGACTTATACAGCACACTATGGGAACGGAAGATATCAGGCAACTGATATGATAATTGATGCTGGACATGGAGAAGGATTTTGTATGGGAAATATTATGAAGTATGCTATGCGTTATGGAAAGAAAGGAACTCAAAAGAAAGATGCAGAATTTAAAAAGAATTCTGAACTATTAAAAATTATCCACTATGCTATCATTGCCTTATATTTAAATGAGAAACATAATGATTGAAGATAAGGTCGGCCCTAAAGAATATCTAGGAATTAAAATTGATTATAATAAAGATTCTAAACTGGATGATTTCAGTTTGAATAGTTTAAAGGATAGATATTTTTGGGAAAATGAAACACACGCACAGGAAGCATTTGCAAGGGCTGCTGTGTTTGGAGCAACCTTTAAAGGAGTAACAGATTATGCGCTTGCTCAAAAACTTTATAATTACAGTTCCGATTGTTGGTTCATGTTTAGCACTCCTATACTTAGTAACGGGGGAACAAGTCGTGGGCTATCTATTAGCTGCTACCTTAATTACGTGCCTGATAGCCGTGTCGGTCTTTCTTCTCATTATGACGAGAATATTTGGTTGGCAAGTTCAGGTGGAGGCATCGGTGGATATTGGGGAGATGTTAGGAGTAATGGTATACCTACTGCTCACGGCAGTCGTTCTACTGGTTCTATCCCTTTCATGCACGTTGTAGATTCTCAGATGCTGGCCTTCAACCAAGGCACAACCAGGCGGGGAAGTTATGCAGCTTATATGGATATCAGTCATCCAGAGATTGAAGAGTTTATTAATATGAGAAAGGAAACTGGTGGAGATATAAATAGGAAGTGTTTAAATCTGCATAATGGTATAACATTAAACAATGAATTTTTACAAGCAGTTCAAGAAGATTCGGAATGGAGATTAGTCGATCCTAAAACTAATGAAGCTGCT